TTAATTTGAGTTGCATCATCTTCAAAGACGAGGGCGGGTAGTTTTTTGTCGTGTGCCACGATTCTATGCCAACATTCAAGGTGTGATAATCCACAACCAACAATACCAGGACTTCTTTTGATTCCTCGGATTCGTCTGTGGTTAAGACCAAGAGAATCACACATTTTTGTCATTCTCTTAGCATTGACCTTATCATCTTCAAGATTAATCCAGTAAGTCTGGATTTCACGCAGGTCGAATTTCATAATTTAAAGTCCTTGATTATCAATCTGCACTAGGAACTAACAGTTTTAAACTTTTATCAAAAATATTTTTTCTATCAACCACAACACAAATATCATCATACCTTCCATGCATTTGTCTATTATCCCACAGGTAAGTATTTTCTGGAAACGGAGAATTTCTTGCAATGGTCACGGCATTTTCAGGAGTTTGGATATCCTCACAAAGATATACACCATTATCTGTCATCATTTCTGCACAATTACGAATAGACCATACTTGCGACTGAACGGTGTGTGGGCCGTCATCGATTACAAAATCAAATGATTTGTGATAATTATTTTCTTTAATCCAATTCAAGAAATCTTCTGAATAGGCATCACCAGTATATAAGTCATCGAACATCGCAGTTTCAGGAGTATCATAGGTATGCATTTCTGCTCCGACCATGAATATTTCTGAGGAAATTTGTGTCTTACAAAAATGGGCAAATGCACCTTTAAATATTCCAATTTCTAGAATTCTAGAAGCGGTTGGTAGAATCTTACTATATAGATGTTCATATGAATGGCCATCTGAAGAATTTCTGAACTTATCTATTGCATCACTACCTTCAGAACCATCCGCATTAAACTGCCAGTTAATGTGTTGAATTACATTTACCATAATTAATTTCCTTTGCCGATATGATATTTGGGAATCAGTTCCCACTCATCCTTTTCCTTGAAGGGCAAAATTTTGATTTGACTAATTGGTACTCTTGGTTCCACTACCTTATCAGGATTTGTAATCGTGAGCAATCCCCATTCTTCCAACAAAGAAGAAATTGTATTGCGTCTTCCAATATCATTCACACTCAAGTCTGTACTTAACCCATCAAGGGCGAACAGTTCTTTGAAGTGGACGATATAGTAGTGTCCTCTTTTGTGTAAGATGTGGCAAGATTGGTATAGTTTTCTTTCCTGACGCGACGATACCCCAATTCGTGTTAGGGTTTCTTTAATTTTCAGGAAATCGTCTGGTTCAGAAAACTCTACCTCCACCAAATCATTTATATCGATACGAACATTTTCCATTGTTTACTCCATTATCCACTTTCACCACCGTATCTGGATTCAAGTTCTTTCAGTTGGTCTTTCGTTAGAATGTCTAGCACCTCTAGTGCCTTCTTGTTCGAATAACCATAATGTTTTTTGACAATCTCCAAAGACGCCGGGTTAGTTTTCTTTAACCACTTACTAAACCTTTTTCGTGGTCTAATACTATGTAGTAAATAATCAAATTGCATTTTCTTATCTAACTGCGCCCGTTGATTGATTTCATTCGACTGAAGAATTGTATCGGGGAAATACGATAGGGTTTTGTTCACGAAAAACGGCACATACCCCTTCTCGACCTGCTCGTCTTCTGTGTCGAGAAGAGGTTTCTTTGTGCTGTTGATTGCATTTATGTAATCGAATAGTTTCATACGAGAGAGTATACCCCGGCCACCAGTAGTAGTGCAACCCAAATTCCTAATGCTTTTGCATATTCTCCCCACGGTGTATTGAAGTACATACGACCGATGTGCATACACTTGTGGGTAGGACTTACAAGGTAACCAGAATACTCAAGTGCGAAGAACCACACAAAGTATTCCAGACCATACACGGATGATAGAATCACCACAAGTCCAGAGAACTTACTCGACGAACCAAGACAGAACGCAGAGGTAAATGCCAGAACTGAAATCGCAACGAATCCAACTGTGGTGTTAATGTCAAGCACTTGAGAATTCTCAAGGAAGACTTCAATTTCACCATAGTAACTCTTTGCATAATTCGATGCGACAATAACAACCGCGAGAGTTGCTACCAAAGGCCACTTGATGTATGATAAAATATCACCAAGTGCGAAGGTCTTCGACAGACAGAGGTAGTAAATTGCTAAAGCACTAAACGCCCACTGTGGTTCCAGACCGACCCAAGGTGTGATGGAAGCAATACCCAACAGAAGTGGCAATGCACCATAAAACAAACGAGGTTTGTGAATATCAAAACCTGCATCAAGACTAAGTTGAATGTCCTGTTCCTTGATTCGGAACATGATGTAGTATGTGATATACGCAATCGTTACCGCGAGAAGAGGCCAAAGCATTCCGACAACCGCACCATAGGTCAGACCCAATGCCGCAATGGGCATGATGATTGTCTTTTCCAGTGGTGACCACAGGTAATAGTGGTGAGATGCTAGGTAGTCGATGATACCAAACTTATGTCGGCATGTACTGCACTTCTCCTTCGATGGTGCAAGCGAATCAAGAATACCCGCAGAGGTGGTTACTCTGCCCGGAATGGGCAACACACCACCGAATAGTGAAACCAACGCAAGCACAAGTCGCTTCGACTTTACCTTGCGAATGAGAATACCAAACACATCATGCAGATAGAAATGGTCACGAACGACACCACCAATAATCATAATAGCGACCAAGTAGAAAATATACTCTTGGTTTTTCAGAAGCATGTCAATCATTTAACTGTACACTCCATCATCAATTCTGTTAGGCAAGCAGTCAGATTAATCTCTTGGTCGGCAACACGCGATGCCTTGTCTTGATAGTCAGCAAGAATTAAGACGGCGGCGGGAATCGAACTTGCCTCAAATGATTCGTACAACCCGTCATAAATCTTACGAAAGATTCGTGTGTGGTCGTTGTCTAGATTGTCAACTGCCCACTTACGAAGTGTTGTGAAGTCTTTACCTTTCATGGCGGTAATCAATTGCTGTAATTGAATCTCACCTAGATTGGAAAGAATTCCGGCATCGATTGTTCCTGAAATCGAATACCGTTGAAGTTCATTGATGATTCTTCGGAAGTCGGGGAAATGCTTGAGAATCAACTGAGCAAGAACCCTATCATCAAACGGAACATTCTCTGCATTTAGAATGGTTGTGAGTCTTGCCAAAATCTGCTTTGCAAGTTCTGGTTTTTCACTGTTGGGAATCTTAAACTCAACATTGGTACACCGAGAATGTAGGGGTTCGATGATTCGGTTCTTGAAGTTACATGTCAAGATAAACCGACAGTTAGAAGAAAACTCTTCAATGAAACCACGCAACGCAGGTTGCGTAGATTGTGCATTCGAGTAGTCAAACTCATCAAGGATGACCACCTTCTTTGCACCAGAGATTGAAACTGTGCTGGCAAAGTTTCGAATCTTAGTTCGGAGTGTATCGATGTTTCCATCTTCCGAACAGTTGATGATGATATACTCTGTATCAAGTTCATGACACAACGCCCGGGCAACTGTGGTTTTTCCACACCCCGCACCACCAGACAAAAGTAGATTCTGTGCTTCACCGGAATCTACCATGTCTTTAAATGTTTTTTTGATTGATTCGGGAAGAACACAATCGTCAATTGTTCGTGGTCGATATTTTTCAACCCACAAATATTCATTACTCATAGTATAAATTACCTCACTGCATCATACGGAACTTCTGGAAACATATGCTCATGTTCAACCATTTCATCGAGCATTGTTTCAAAAGTATATTCAGGTTTCCACCCCAATGTAGTCCTGAGTTTGGTAGAATCGCCTTTCAGGTCTTCTAGTTCTTCTGGTCGGAAATACTTGGGGTCGATTGTCACATAATCATTATAGTCTAAATCTAATTTTTTGAAAGCATATTCACAACAATCGCGTACAGAATGTGAGATTCCTGTTGAACAAACAAAATCATCTGGGACATCGTGTTGTAACATCATCCACATTGCCTTGACATAATCCTTGGCATGACCCCAATCACGGGTAGCATCTAGATTACCAAGTCGCAATTCTTTTTGTTTCCCTTCTTTGATGGCAACCGCACCCTTAATAATTTTGCTAGTCACGAAATTGGAACCTCTTCTTGGAGATTCGTGATTGAAGAGAATACCATTTGAGATAAACATACCATAAGCGTTTCGATAGTTTCTGGCAATGTTGTAGGCAAATACCTTCGCACAACCATATGGACTTACGGGGTTCATTCTTGTTGTTTCTCGTTGGAACCCATCTTCATCAATTTCATTTCCGAACATCTCCGATGAAGACGCTTGATAAATCTTTGCCTCTGGGCAAGTCAAGCGACATGCTTCGAACAAATTTAGAATACCCAAACCAGTCGTTGATGCTGTGTAGATGGGAATGTCGAAACTGATTCGAACATGTGACTGTGCCGCCAAACTATAAACTTCATCTGGTTGCACTTTTTGTAGGACTGAAATCAAAGATGACAAATCATTCAGGTCACCATAGTACAAGTGAAGTTTACTGAAAATGCTGTCGAGTCTTGCTGTTTGATTTTCGGCAACAGAATTTCTTTTTAGAATACCATGAACCTCATACCCCTTTGAAAGAAGAAACTCTGCAAGGTATGAACCATCCTGTCCATTGATTCCTGTAATTAATGCTTTTTTCATAATCTAATATTCTCTGCTTTATTGTACCACTCAATAGTTTTTCTAATACCATCTTTGAAGGAAGTAAACTCAATACCACCCAACCCATTCATAAGATATTTCAAGTCTCGGTTGTCTGAAGGTTTTCTGTGTTGACCTCCGTGGCCACCAGTAAAGACGATGTTTCCGGTAAACCCAAACTCATCTGCAATAGCAGTTGCAACATCGTTGATACTAATCTCTTCGTCGGTCGAGACAATCAGTGGTTCGTATGAATCAAAGGACTCCAAGGCCCACTTTGCAATCTTGGCAACATCACCCGAGTAAATAAATTCTCTAAGTGGTGTACCATCTCCCCAAACTTCAAAGTCAGTTCCTTCTTTCATTGCAGTGTGACATTTTCTAATCAATGCCGGAACAACATGGCTATCGTTCAAATCGAAATTATCGTTGGGTCCATAGATGTTACATGGTATTACACTAACATAATTCCGGTTATGTTGTTGTCGATAGGCCCGTGTTTGCACTTCAATCATTCTCTTCGCATATGCGTATGCAAAATTAGATGGGTGTGGTTCGCCCTCATGCATCTGACATGCTGTTAGTGGATATTGTACACCAAGGTCTGGAAAAATACATGTAGACATGAAAGACACAACCTTCTCCACGCCACAATGGTGAGCGGCGCGAAGAAGGTTCGTGTTCATCAAAATGTTCTCATCAAAGAAATCCGCCGCATAGTCCCAATTTGCTTTGATACCACCGACTTTTGCGGCACAATGGATAATAGAGTCTATTTCATTTCGTGTAAGATAATCGACAATCTCATCGTAATACATGAGATTCAATTCTTCACTAGTCGGTTTGTAATTCGACTCTATGGCGGAACCTACTAGGCCCCGGCCTCCCGTGATAAGAGTTTTTTGATATTTCATCCGTTGTATCTTGAATCAGATTCCAGAGCAATGTAATACTTAATATCACGATTGGTGTGGATGAATTCACTGACAACCTTTTCGGTAATGTTTACAGTGTATTCACCGGGCAAGATTTTGAGATTTTCTACTTTGAAGAAGAATTCAAATTCATTACCCTGCCAAGAAACATCACCCAAATCAACTGAGTAATGATTACTTGACGAATCTGATTTGTCAAGAACAACTGCTTCTACACCATCACCAACATTTCGAACACAGAAATCTGGCAACTGCATAACAGCGGCGGCCTTCAGGAGTTCCGAAAATGTCTTGGGGTTCCAGTTAAAACTGACAACAGTTTCGGGCATCTTGATTTCACGATTTACCGTGGTCAATAGCGATGGGTCTGAGAAGAAGTATTGTACGGATGCCCCGTTCTCTTCAATCAAGACACACTTGTCTTCGAATGAAAGGGTGGGGGTCTTGAACAGAGAAACCACACCAAGGAACTTGTTCAAGTCCCAGATGCCGAACTCTGTTTCAAAAGTTTCGTCAACGATTGCTTCTGCCATAACATTCTTAACTGGAGAAACGGTCGTAAGTTTGTTTCCCGGCTTTACCAGAATGTTTGAGTTGATACTAGCAAAGTTCTTGAGAACTTCGAGAGTCTCTGTTGACAGAGAAAGTTGCGAAGCGGTAGTAGTCATAATAAATATCTCCTTTGATAAAGATTCATTATATCAACCTAGATTGATATCGTCAATAGAATTTTTCACTCTTTCTGTTGGTGTTGGTCTTGGTGGATACTCTGGGCGATTAGATTCTTTTCCTTTGCGGCCACATGTACTACATGGTTTCTTTTCTTCTGGTTTCCTGCCGCATTTCTTGCATGGTTTCTTTTCTTCTTCTGGTTGAACTTCTGGTTGTGGTGGTTCCTCAACACCAATCAATTCTTCTGGTGTATCGTCTACTCCACGGTGTGCCAAATCGACACCCTCACTGTATAGAGTGAACTCGATATTCATCTTTCTGGCAGAAACATGTTCTTTTGCCAAGTCAGAATCTTCTTGACCATATGGTTTGTAGTTTGTAAACCCAGGCATCTGTAGAGGACAAACAACATTCGGATAATCTAGTTTAGTATAAGCATCATCTTTCTCTGAATTCAACCAAGTCTTTGGACTGTCTCCGCAACCACATCTTCCACAGTAATAAGTGCCTTCTGCTTCTTCACTCAATCTTCTCCATTCACATGGGGAAATTTGCCGTGATTCGTCACCATGACAACTAATCACACGAAGTGACTTGGTTCGTTCGTCAACCCTTTTTCCAGAAAGACCTTTAGACCAAGCAGATTTCAGGAAACTCTTGGCGTTACCAAATGTTATCTTTCTTTTTGCATCGCCTTCTTGGTGACCTTTTGGTGATTCCTTCGACATAATTCAGTCCTTGATATTTGCCTCGGTTACTTGAACAACTTTATCAACTCTAAAGGAACGCCATCCCTTAGACTCAATATCCCACACAGGAATAACATCTGTGTTTGGTTTTTTATTTGTAGTTTTGGTTTGTGATTCTGGAAGGTAATCTTCTCTCAGGGTGCAGAGCATTGTTCTTTCAGAACCGTCTACCTTTTCGAAGATGACTTCGCAAACTCTTGCTTTGAGTAGAGAATGGATCCAGTCTCGTTGATGTGTTTTAACACTATCGTTCATGATGTATAGTCTCCAGTAAAATATGTATCAAAAAAATCAAAAAAGATTAAAGTATTTCTCTGAGAATGGAAAACATTTTTGGCGGGTGTTTTGAACATGATGCCAATAAATGCCTATTCTTCTCCGGTCCACGGGTACAGTTCAGAGATGTGAACCCAATCTTCTTTTCCACGGTTTTCAATTAAAACAAATGGTTCTTCTTCTTCCGTCCAATCACGAACGAAAACAAGTTCATCTGCGTCTGTTCCATTACGATAGAACAGTTTGTCTCCAATTGTCAAACTATCCGTTGTTATCATAATAATCCTCCATTTCATCCCAGTCTCTTGGGTTCATGTTTTTCAGGTTTTGTTTTTCCTGATGTCGATTCGCTCGACGGCGTTCTTTGCGAATACCCCTCGCGGGGTCAATACCTTGAAAGTCGTCCTCATGCATATAAGGATTTTCCGACTTGTTACGATTCTTCTTTTTGTTTTTCATTTCAAAACTCTTCGATGCTCCCGATAAGTTTATTGAGTTTGTGTTTTACAAAATAGTTAAATAGTTTACTCCTGTCTCCGCAGACAGCAGTGTCGAATGTTGTTAGAATTTTCTCTTCATATTCCTCTGGAATGAGAGACAAGTCAACAAGCATTTGATTTCGATTCCAGTTTGGGGTTTCCCTCAGTTCGGACTCGTTAATTAGTTTTTCAATTTTCTTGGCACCACAAGGTTTCTGTCGTTTACCTTCAACCATGAACACATCATCGTCGGAAAGAATGTTAGGAATGCCATCCGAAGTATCACCCTTGAGAATATGCTCAAGCAAAAACTTCTCAGGGTCTTTACACACCAAGAACTTCTTTTTCGTGGGACTGTATTGTTTGATATTTGGGAATCTCTGTAGTTGTTGAAAATCCTTGTCAGATGAAACAATTACAATTTTCTCTTTATCGTGATAGTGCTTACATAGTACAGCAATAATATCGTCTGCTTCCGTTCGTGGAACAGCGATACTCTTGTATGGGAAATTTTCTACAATCTCATCACGAATCTTGGACAAAGAATTGAAGATAGCATCCCAATCAAAGTCAGATTTATCCTGTGACTTCTTACGATTCTTCTTGTAGTATTCGAAGATGTCACGGCGCCAGCAATTACCAGAGTCTTGACAAATAACCAAGTCACCATAGGATTTGAACTTTGTTCGATACATTCGATATGTATTCAAGCACATGTGACGAAGAAGGTCTTCGTTAATATCACTACCATGTCTCATGGTTTGGAAAATGTTTGCAATAATCAATTGGTTGTTATCAAGCAGAATCATGAAAACGCCTTTAGAATAATTGTCTTGTCGTTAATACGACCAGTTGGTTTTGTTGCCTTGGTTTTAATTGTATTCCATGCTTTGTTGAAAGCACGAATACCCTTTACGGATTCCTGAAGCATCGCATGTGGTTTTCTCAACCGGCGTGTTTCAGACTTATCTTCCGAAAAGTTCTGTAGGGTAGAACCCTTTACGGTAAGACCAGACAAGTCCTTTGCATGGTAAATTGTCAACTGCCTATACTTTGTGTTGAACACAATTAGTTTCGACGCACCAATTATATCTTGTGGTTTGATACTTGTCAATTTGAATTCTTCGTTGCTCTTCTCGTACTTCATCTTAGCAACAAGTTGTTCAGGAGTCTTGACCTTACGCTTACGGGCCTTTCGTGGTTTCACAGCAGTGCGACCATGCTCGTAACAGTCCTTGACAATTTGCTCAAGAGTTTTCAACCACTTCTTCTGTTGTGGTCGAGTCATGTAATCATAACCTTCTTTGAGTTGGGGACAATTGCCGGTGACAAGTTCACGAATCTCATCGCAATAAGTCTTTTCAAGATACTCCGCAACCATTTTTGATTGCATCGCTTTGACTTCTCGACCCTTCAACCATCCAGAAACATCAAAGTTATTTTCTTTACGAGCAACGATTCCCTCAAGAACATCGTCCAGTTTCTGTTCAATGTCCCCAATATATTCACAAACCTGTTCAGCAATTCTTTCCTGAATGGTCTTGGTCTGCTTCGGGGCGGCCGCCTTCGCGGCATCGCGGTCTTGCTTTTTTCTGGATGTGGTGCGTTGAATCTTAGCGAGATTCTTATCGATGGTTTCCTTGAATCCATCTGGTAATGTTACACCTTCTGGGACTCTTAAGGCAACACGACAATATGACGAAATGAAATCGTACTGAAAATTAGTACCATTCGAATAATTGTCTACTTCGGTTTTACCTAGAGTTTGGATAACATAGTCCAGAACCCACTTCTTCTCTTTCTTTGAAGAAACAGGATTGCACCGATACCAGTTCACCGCTTTGTGCAAGTCCCATGTAAGGTCATTGCTTTCGGTCAAGTTCTCCAAGGTTGGTTCTGTTCCGTATGCCTTGGACACATACTTGTTGTATTTTGCTTTCATGGTCACATTGTAACCTATAATTAATTAGATGTCAAGCGACAACTTCCTTTTCCTGACCCTTCATTGAATTTAAAGTTTTGTGTGCGGACACAATACTATTAGTCAGGGTTGTTAGGACTTGATATGGATCCACATTCGCTGCCGGTCTTCGGTCTTCCATATAGAAGTTACCCTTTTTGCAACTTGCTGGAATTCTAATTGAAGCACTTCTATCACCAACACCATATTTGAATTTATTGATGTGACATGTTTCATGGTCACCGGTCAATCGGCGTTCGTTGCCCACACCACAGGAAGAAATATGCTCGTCGTGGTCTTCTTCGAACTGTTCCATTAGAACGGAGATATAATCCTCATTGTAACCATTGTCACGCATTTCCTTCGTGCTGAAATTGATGTGACATCCAGAACCGTTCCAATCACCCGCAACTGGTTTGGGGTCATACGAAATGATTGTGTTGTAATACTCACCCAAGCGGTCACCAAGATATCGAGCAATCCACATTTCATCGGCAAGGTCAAGTGCATTCAATTGACCCAACTGGTACTCCCATTGAGAAAGCATAACTTCTGCGTTGTTACCTTCAATGTGAAGACCTGCCTTGTGGCAAACAACGGTATACTTTTCTACAAAATTTCTACCTTTAACAAAATCACCAACACCACAATAATATCTTCCCTGTGGTGGAGGGAAAGTCACATTACCTTCTTCCATAGGCCAACCAATGGGTCTAATGGTTCTTGCATCGAGCAAAACATATTCTTGCTCTGCACTGAACATAATGTCATTCTTCTTTAGTTTTCGAAGTTTTGCTCTGGTGTTGGTAGCATGAGGTTTCCCATCAGGAAGCATAACTTCACATAGTGCAATATACGATTCCCAATTATCCTTTTCATCCTCTGCAAATGGTTGCTTAACCAATTTTACTGGTTTGAGAATGAGGTCACTTTCATCACCGGGCGCTTGTTGTGTACTTGACCCATCAAACCCCCACTCAGGAATTTGCTTTGCGGTGGTTGGAAGTTTATCAACTTCCATAATTCTAATTTTGCTTCGTAGATTTTGGACAGGGGTGTATCCGTCTAACCAAACATAATCTACTCGAATAGTCTTTGACATAATAAATCCTCACTTAGGCTTATAGAACACATAGATGGGTTCAAATTTATGGAACTTTCCATTTACTTTACAAAAATTCTTACACTTGGGAACACCATCTTCATCAACACGATTCTGTCCTGGCATTCCAACCATTGCCATCTTCAAGGTATATTTATATTCCATACCAAGGTCAAGCAAAATATTTTTCGAGTCTTCTTCCAAAGGAAGATAATTTTTTCCTACTTTCAAATCGGCAATGTTCCAAAGCAAATATCTGTCTGGTCGAAGATACTCGAAACAAGTCTCTAGGGTCGGTCGAAGAAATCCTTCCATCCACGAATCATACGACGACCCGTACCTTTTGTACGACTGGTTCCCATCCTCGCTATACGCCTCTCTGTTGAAATAAGGTGGTGAAGTGAAGATGAGGTCGAGTTTTCCTCTGTACTTTTGGAAGTCGGGGTTGAACCCGATGTCTTCGGCGCAATCTGAAAATATTTCATATGAGTGCGTTTGAGAGAAGAAAGGATTTCCACGATAAGTTTTGGTATTGTAGAAATCAGCAAGATGAGAATAGCGACTGCTATTGCTATCGTGAAAATGGTTGTCAGGATTAGGGTCAGTCCCAATATAATTAATAGTTCTATCATCCCTAACGGACATAGCACCAAGAATCCGACCACCCCAACCAGCCGATGGGTCATAGATGTTAATAACTTCTTGGTCTTTGAGATTTTCGGTGAATCGCTCATACAAGTATTTAGCAGTCATTGGAGGATAGTTGTGAGCAACTTGAATATATCCTACACGAAATGCCACAAAACTATGCGGGAACAACTTGTGTGCTTTCAATTTGAAAACACGAATCACATAAATGTTATCATCCGAGAGATTATCAATGTCGATGTTTGAAATATTTCTCTTGGTAAGTCTACCGTCTTTCCACAATTGACGAACTTCATCAGCAGTGAATGAGAGAGTGGTCTTCTGGTCAACCTGCACATAACCCGTGGATGTTTCACCGGTGTTCTTTTGTTCGTTCAACCAAAACTCATAACCATTAAAAATGTTCTTGTGTGTTTCGAACGCTTCTAACCATTCGTGGGCGGACTTTACTTTGATGATTGCCGTTTTGGCATCGTTCCTTCTCGCACACACACTCATATAGTAGAAACTATCTTTCTTGAAGTGTCGAGTACCGGACTTAATCATTCGTGGGAGATGTCGGTCATCAGCGAATAAATCGTAGATGGAATACCCATCATCCTTCTCGTTGTAATTGATACGAGTCTTGTACATGTGGGGGAACCACTGGTCAACCTCAGTTCCCAGATGCCGACTATTAATAATTACATCATCTTCAACCTCAGACAGTTCGTCTGTATGGGTAAACTTGGCAACATTGTACTCAGATAACTTGTTAAAGTTCTTGATGATATCGGGGTCGTTCTTGCCACCTCGGGGTGGACAATCATGTTCTGCCCAAATTTCAACCACCCTCTTACGAAGGTCAATAATCCATTGTTCAAATTCCTTCTGGTCCATATCAAGAAGGTCTTCAAAATAACAGTTAATAGGGTCATCCAACAAATAAACATTTCGTTGGTGATGTACTGTACTAGACTCCATAGTTTGCATATACTTCCTTTTCAAACAACCGCCGACCAACATTCCAGAAAAGAGTTTTCTCTTCCTCGAAGTTGATATTATCCAACATCCATCGCCACGCTTTGGACTCATAAATTTCATCTAATTTGATGGTTTGTTTCTTATCAATCCATTCGTGTGCAGGTTTACCATAAGTGGTATTCAATGGGTGCATTTCATAATCTAGAATAGGATATTCTAGTGGGTTAATAAAGTAGTCAATTTTGTCTCTTCTGTCTGGTCCGACATGACATCCAATAACCCGCTTTACGGTCTTTTTATACGCGGTAAGTCCACGAATTATTGATGCCATTTGCATTCCACCGCCTACAGGTACAATCAGGTTGTCTAAGTTGTCTGGAATGTTCGCCACTTGTTCTTTTGTCATATCAAGGATTGCTTCTGGACAACTATCAGCATTATTGTTGAAGGTCGCGTCGAAATATTCATGCTCTCGAATATAATCACCCATTCTCTTCAGAACTGGGCCCGCCATTCCTGTACCACAAACATTAACAATCTTTGCACCAAAATGCTTTGCAAGTCTCATCATATGGTGCCGGTCTACAGTTTCCTTGCTAGTACCACCAACACAAATCACACATTTCAGTTTATAGTGTTTGGCAACTTGTGCCATAATCGCACCTGTCGTGGAATGGACACTGGTGGTTGTGACAATGGTGCTTTTGTGAGAATTCTTAATGGTCTTTAGATTTCTTCGGATTAATTCAATACCTTGTCTGGCCTTTCCACCATTTACACCATGCTCTCCGAATGGTTGGAAGAGGTCATCTCTTTTGACATAAATCCCATTGTGTAATTCAACGGGTGTATTGAAATTGATTATTTTGTACTTCATACCGGTAATTGGTTCTGAAACCATTCGAAATCTCTATTGTAGAACTCTTCTTCCAACTCTGCCCCCCAATACTGTCTATTTAGACTCTTGGCGGCATACAACACTGGACCCACTCCTGCGAATGGGTCAACAACGAACTCTCCCTCTTTTGTAAGTGCTTCAATTACCATCTTGCAAAAATCCTGTGACCAAACAGATTGATTACCAACCATCATTTGTTTATCTACGATGATGTCTTTGATAAATTCACCTGCTCTCTTGAAACCACCTTTCTGGGAAAACAACATCATATGCTGAAATGTGAAATGATACAAGTCTTTTTTTCCAACTTCGTTGCGAACAACGATTTTATGGTCCTTGTACTTAAGTCCTCTCTGCTCAAGACATTTTGCATAGTGCATGTGGTTTGATAGGACTCCCCCATTGACCCGTCTATCTGTTTGACAGATTGCAACAAACCCGTTTGGTTTTACCATTCGGGTAATCTCTGTTACGGCAACTGCCTGAAATGCTTGATAGTCGGCAATTCCCTGTGGTGTTTTGTCGTAGGGTGTCTGTGATAAATCTGGCATAGAAGTGAAAACCAAATCAACTGAATTGTCTGGAATCTCTTTCATCAATTCCATAGCATCACCAAAAACATAATCATTAAATTCCATACATCACCTCTTCATATGACTGAAATCATTCTTCTTTTCAAAAGTAATATACTCTTGAAATTTATCAACGAGTTGGTCCGCTTTGTGACTAATCACAAATACATTTGTCGAACCGCTCACAGTATGTAGGAGTCGTAAGAACTCATCCGTACCAAAAGAATCCAAAGAAGAATCAAAAACTTCATCTAGGATTAACAAATTCGTATTGGCACTATTCTTCAATCTCGCAATTTCCCTCCATGTCAAAAGAAGGGCAAGGTCGATTCTCATTTTCTCACCTTCACTAAATGACATGTATGAGAAATCATCACGATGTCTGCTCTTGATGGTTTCATTGAAATTTTCATCTAGATTAAACTTCGCAAAGAAATCCATTGCGGCGAGATACTTGTTAATCAGTTTGTTGATAACCGGCAAGTATGCTTTAATTATCTTTGCTTTGATTCCATTATCTTTCAGCAGTGTATATGCGATATCCGCATAGTGTCTATCTTCCACCAATTGAATTTTCTTATTCGTTTGCTCGTTTAAGTTGTCGCGGTACTCTTCTTCTTTCTCGATTTCGGTTTTGATATTTTTCTTACCCTCAATTAATTCTTTGGTCTGACCATTTACCTTGGAGATGTAATTGTTAATAGAATCAATTTTTGATTGGTGACCAGAAACCTGCTTTTGTAATTTTGCAACCTGCATTTCAATTTCAGCAAACGCATCAAGTTCTGTGTACAAAGATGATAGTTGTGTTTCCATCTTTTCAAGGCCTTCAGAAAGAATATGCAATTCACCCGAAGCAACATTGGTCATGGTTTCCTTCAACCTCTTAGTAATCTTCTGTGTACACTTAGGACACGAATCGTTGTTTTGATAGAAATCTAAATCTCTCTGGTGTGTACTTTGCTTGCCTTCCATTTTGCTTTTGAGGTCTTCAAAGGTTTTGATTTTTTGCTTGGTGGTTTTCAGTTGTTCGGTGTCCACAACAATATCATCAATTTCTTCACTTAAGTCTTTGATGGTTTGTTGTAGTTCTTCTATTGCCTTTGTTTCCTCTTTGACAATATCAAGATTCTTTTCGATATTGGCATCGGCATTGTTCTGAACCTTCTTCAAGTATTCTTTCTGTACCTCACACTTCTCTTCCAACAAATCAATGTTGTATTGAACCTCACGAAGAGATTCCTTCTGTTGTGTTATTCGTGCTTTCAACAGTCCATTCATTACAGAGAAAATTTGAATGTCTAAGATATCTTCAATCACTTCTCTTCGGTCTGATGCAGACAACTGCATAAACGGAATAAAAGATGAACTACCAAGAATCACTACTTGTGTGAATGTCTTGTAATTCATTTTCAAGATTTGTTCTTCAAGCATCTTCTGGTAATCTTTTGCCTTGGCGTTTTGGTCAAGCAATTTACCATTCTTGTAAATCTCAAACTTCTTTGGTTTCATACCACGAACAATTTTGTATTCGTGCTTACCATTGCTGAATTCAACTTGAACTTCACAGTCTTTCTCGTTGATGCTATTGACTAACTGTGGAATGTTGACTTTCCTAAACGGTCTTCCAAACAAACCAAAGGTAATAGAATCCAACAACGCAAAAGATTTACCGTTGCCATTATTCCCTGCAACGAGTACCTGTTGACCTTTGTTGAAATCTATTTCAGTATAGTAATTACCAAAAGACCCAAAGTTCTTGAATCTCACATAACGAAATTTAATCATAGGGAAAGACTCTCCATGTACAACTCTCGAATCAGGCCTTTCAATTTATCTCTGTCATCGACATCCATCTCATCGATTGTTTCATAAATCAAACTCAGAGTGTCCTGACCCACATCAATTTCTTCTTCCTCTAGGTCATTTGCTTCGGTAACATCAATCAGAGTTACATTGCTTACACTGTTGTTGTATAGACGGTCTAGAAACTTTTCAAACATGTATGGTTTGTTTTTTGTTTCAATGTATACCTTAACAAAAGCATGTTCTAAATGCTCACAGTCCATGTGAAGCAACTCTTCCGTTTTTGTGATGTCGTTATCATTCCACACATACTGATAGAACATTCTATACGGGTTTTGAATGAAAGTCAAGTTTCTATTTTCAGTATCGAAGACATGAAATCCCTTGTCTTCATTAATATCACCGAATGTAATTTGATATTGAGTTCCAAGATAGTGGACATTGTTCTTAGTCTGCTTACAATGGAAATGGCCGGACAATACCATTTCATATCGTTTGAACAGAGAATCATCAAGGCCACCATTTTGATGACTGACTCCCCGCAGAACTTGGTAACCATTCATTTCGAAGTGACCACAGATAATCGGAGCATTGCATGTTTTGATAAAGTCTAGAGATTCATCTTTATTTTCATTGTTAATCCACGGCACTATGCCAAAATTACAACCACCCAACTGAATAGTCGTTGGGTTTTCGTAAATATGAAAACGGGGATAATTGTTGAACACCTCTCTCAATGAATTCAGGTCATTGGTGTTCTTATAGAATGTGTCATGGTTTCCTAGAAGACAGTGGATTTCCATATCCAATTCATCTAGTCTGTCCAGAATTTTGGTTCTAACTTGACTGAGGGTATTGAAATTTACAAATTTTCTTCGGTCGAGGAAATCACCCAAGTGGAGAATGGTATCAATCTTATTCTCTACACAATACGGGAAGAATACATCATCGAAGAATTTGAAAAAGTAGTCACAAAAAATTTGCGAGTCGCCTCTGGCGCCAAAGTGTGTATCATTTAGAATCGCTATCTTCATCAGTCGTTTCCATAAACGGGTCGAATGGTTCGTCTTTTACCGGTTTAGGTTTTGTTTCCTTCTTCTTCTTGGTCTTATCAAATTTCTCAATATCATTTTCCGATAACTCTAAATATCGTGCAACTGGGTCGGATGTATCATCGGGGTCAAAGAAATGCATACCCATGTTTGCTTGATTAATTAGTCCTCTGTCCATCGCAACTTGAATTGCTTTGTACTTGATGAAGGTTTGCTTCTTTTCTTTTTGGATTCTTCGGAGAAATGCGTAGTAGATTATTTGTGTGAAATAAGAAAAGGGATTCTTCGATTTCTCGGGGTCGAAGTTGGTGCAGTACATCAAACAGTTTTCAATACCATCACCGACCATCTCTTCTCTAAAGGGGTAATTAATAAAGTTTGGTCTATAGGACAAGTGTTCTGCAATTTTCATGAAACACTCACCAATATAGTCCGTGACTGGTGGTTTACCTTCACCGGCCTCCTCGGCCTCCTTGACCACCTTTTTCCATTCAATCATTGCTTGATAAAACTCTTCGTTATCAATGTAATGATTATCTGGTTTCTTTTTTGCCATATCATTACTCCTTTGACACAATTATATTATGTTCTACAGATAAATCAAGAAACTAATACTTTTTTTGTTGACAATTTTTCGACCCCCCATTACAATCATCTGTGCCAACATTCATAAGGAACCATTAGATATAACTTAGTAATCCTCTGGGTTAGGTGACCAATCTTCATAATCGGTTCCAAAATCGTCACCACGGTCATCGGGTGGTGTCCAATCTTCATCTTCAACAGCATCAAGAATACCACTCGCAAGCATGTGCATCCAGATTGCGGGTGGAATTTTTATGCTTACAGAGATTGCGTTTGGGTCTTGTTGTTTTGAATTCTCTTCCTTCTTCTCTGGTCTTGCCCCGAACAATTGTTCTAACATCGAAGCGGTATCTCCAAGTGGAGGTAAGTCTTCTCGTTCGGTGTGGTCTGTTGCCAATGAAGGATTGTCTTCGATTTTCTTTTGGTTTTCATACAAGAATACCATTTCTCTTGTTGGTGGTAGAAACGCCGCAACAAAGTCACTCGGGATTGTGATGTCTGCGGTTTCGCTACCTGCAAGGTAATTCTTCATGCAAGGTCTTCCTTTCTTCGAATTGCCAAATGGGTCAACGAATTGTGGGAAGTGAACTTCCATTGGTCGGTGAAGAGTCAAGGAATGTTTTGTCGAGTTGGTGATTTGACTAATAATAGTTTCACCACTTCTTAATTTCATAATTTTGTATTGTGACATGATATCCCTCCTTAAATGTTAATCATTACTGAATTGTGGTCAAAATTCTCTGAGCGATAAATCTTAATTCTTTCCACAAAATGCCTAAGGGTGTGGTTCTTCCATGATTTCCAATGTAAATCATCACCAATGTCATATAACTTCGCTAGTGTTTTATGTTCCGATTTTCTCAATTGTCTTCCGATAGATTGCAAAATTCTAATCCTACTTTTAGAAGGCGAAGCGAATACAATATTATGTAGTCTTCTGATGGAAACACCGGTGCTGAATGTACCGAAGGAGGCGACAATAATGGCGTTTTCTTCTTGCTCTGCGATTTGTCGAATCTCTTCTCGGATATCCACATCCGTATTACCATGTACGAAGAACACCTTTCTACCGTTCGCTTCTTCTTTGATTTGTTCGTACAGTTTCTTTCCGTGTTTTTCTACAAACTGAAACAACACCAGTGTGTTACCCTTCAGTGTAGTTGTCAAATTACAAATGAAATCGTTTCTGGGTTGGTATGAAACCAACCAGTTGATTTCGTCCTGATATTTTGCCCGGGCAACTTCTTGCCGAAGTTCCTGTGGGTATTTCAACAGAATACAGTCAATCTTCAATTGTGCAAGTAAATTCTTTTCCATCAAATTTGATGTGGTGGTTACCTTGTATACAGGACCGAAGAGTCCTTCGATAACCAATTTATGTGTTTGTGTACCATCAAGTGTTCCGGTAGTACCAATGCGATAATCACAGTCCGTCAATTTTTGCATGAGTGACATCAATGACTTTGCCTTGAACAAGTGACATTCATCACCGAACACTGCACCGAATTGGTCAAAGTATTTCTTTGGCATTTTGTACAATGATTGCCATGTTGAGATAACAACACGCTTTTCGGTTTGCTTCTCTTTGCCTGAGTATACCATGTGACAATTTTCTTCTGCGTTCCAATGGTCTTTACTGGAATAGTCGGCAAAGTCATGTTCCATTTGTGTTACCAGTGATGTGGTTGGAACGATAATGAGAATTTTCTTATTCATGTTTTCCAGAAGATACCGAATCATTGAATAAATCATCAGACTTTTGCCTGATGCAGTCGGTGATAATAGAAGACATCGCTTCCGTTCAATCCCGTGTTTGATTGCTTCTAGTTGGTGGTTATGTGGTGCAATGTCTGTACCACCCACAGATAGATTTAATGACTCACAATATTTTTTTGCATTGAATCTATCGAGTGCAGGTCGTAGAGAATCCTCAACTGAAAGAGAATAGTTTCTTTCTTTTGCGAACTTAATTACATACGGAAGAAGACCTGCGTAGATTTGTTCCGAGTAGATATTGTATAGTTTAATTTCACCATCCCATGTCTTATTTCTATAAGCAGGCATGAATTGATATCCGGGCACTTTGAAAGTGAAAAAGTCGGACATCTCACGGGCAATCCCTCTTTCACAGGAGGCCTTAATGTACACAGAATCAATTGAACTAATTACAATATCACTCATACTAATATGTAGGTTTACGGGTTGAAAGTTTGACCGTTGAATTGGATTGAAACACCATTTCCAATTTTTCCAGACCAAATTTCCATTTCAACCCTCGCTTCTTTAAGTAGAGCATGACCTTGTTTGATACTTTCTCTCCACCTTTCGGGTGTGAGGTCATACAATTCTTTATGACCAACGACTTTTTTGATATCACATTGAACGATTGCCTTTGCACATTCCAAACAAGAAAACCAAGGACAATACATTGTGAGTCCTCTGGTCGATGCACCTCTTTCTGCGGCGAGGAAAATGGCGTTTCGTTCAGCATGTTCCATGTACATTTTCTTTTTGGGGTATTCTAGTTTATCTGGTGTTTCCTGAATCCTATTGCAAAGTTTATTTGCACCAGTCGATACAATACCCAACTCATCGTGTACTAAAATAGCACCGACTTGAGTATGTGGGTCTTGACTTTCATGCATAGCAGTTTCATATGCATGACGCAAATAAACTCTGTTCATGGGATTATCATGTACCATTTAAGAATTTTCTCCACTCAATGGCATTCTTAATGTTCCATTGTAGATTTGTGATATTCTTCAAAACGGATTCTAGGTAGAGAACCTTCTCTTCTTGGTAATCGATTTTAGATTTTTCGGCAGACAAATCTTTGTCTGAATCCAAGTAACGGTCGATATCCGTTTTCAGAATCTTAAGGGGAAATGGTTCCCACCCCAGTTCATCTAGAGTGTCTTGGTCCATTTTGCCTGTGTAATATTCCCACTTGCTTCTACTGAGTTCCTTGAAGTCGATTTTCATCTTCTTCAGTAGAAGTCGTTCGTCGTGAAATATGTTTAGGTATTTGTTGTGAAGTTGGGGGATTCTAAGAGATGCTAAGTCCAATTCAGTTGAATCAATCTTCAGGTCTTTTTCCACCATTCCACGAATCGTTGCTATATTCATAAATAAATCTCCGGCCTATTTGCCAAAGTATACCACAAAATCAACCTCGTTTCAAGTATTTTTCTACAGTTTGTGCGCCTGCACTACCAATTGGTGTAATTTCATATGTGGTGTATGCAAAGGTAACATTGCATGTGATTGGATCCAAGTCCGTTACAGATGAATCAAATTCCAATGCCCCTAGTTCGGTTGGGAAACAGTCCTTCAATTTAACTTCGAATTTAGGATTCATTGAATTGGAAAGAACCATGAGTGTAGCATCGCTCTTCTGGTCCTTGATTGGCAACTGGCGTTGGAAATCTTCGACATTTACAGTAGAAGTCATCCAGTCATATAACTCTAACCAGTTTCTTAAATCCTCATCTACAATGAATGTAATTGAGAAATCACCAAAAACGATTCGACTGTTGGGGTGTTTGATATCAGCAAAATAGTTTTCTTGAATCATCTCACCCGTTGAAATGCCGGGGACACTTGCTTTGGTGCAGAAGAATTGAAGAGAAGGTGTTCTAAGTAATTTAAATTGATATGAGGTTGGGTATAGTGGATTGTCGGTGGTTGGTTGTCTATTGGTAATGTTTTGTTGGTATGTCAAACCACCCATGCCGGGGAAATCTTCACCGGCATTTTCTGGACCCGAACCTGTTGTATATTTCGCCATGAGTAAATCTCCTACAGTATGTATAAAAGAAAAACGGGGTTCCCGAAGGAACCCCGTTTTCTAAAACAATGATTATGAAATCACTATCAGTATCAACTGTTACCAAGTAGTCCGTCAACGCGGAAGATGCGGTAGTAATCGTTACCACGCGAATCTAGTGCGGAAGCGACGAATGGGTTCTTGACCATACCGTAGCGGGTCTTGAATCCAATCTTGGGTTGGAAGGTGTTTTCACCAACGGCGCGTACCATTTGTAGCGGTACATATGGGCAGTAGAAAAGACCGGCATCGTAAGGCGAATCACCCTTGTAACCGACAACACAGTAATCTAAACTACCTGCATATGGGTCAATGTAAACCTTGTAGCGACCATTGAGAACACCTGCGAAAGTGTTACCAGTGTCATCTACAGTTAGACCAC